TAATTAAATATAGAGAAACATATGGAGAAATATCTAGATTATCAAAACAGGATCCTGTTAAGAATTTAAATTGGGATTATATTCATTTTGTAAATTCAAATTACTTTAGACCTGCTGCTATTGCTTTTGAACATTCAGAAAGAAAAGTAAAAGGTACTACTATCAAACCTTCATACACTAGCCACGTAGAAGGAACAAAATCTTATAATGAATTTTGGGAAGAAGAGTTCCATCGTATTATAAATGGTTATGAACCTGTAATTGATGATGAAAAGTGTGGTGTACGAATATCTGGTGAATTCTATTTCTATCTTAATTATTGTAAGATAAAGAAAATAATAATAGAAAAGAATGGTACACCTAAAGACGTTGAAGCTTTTCCTGATTTTCTAGCAATGGATTATTTTTATTATAAAGAATTAGAAGCTAGAGAGAGTCCAGAGAAATTAGGATTATCCGCAGACTATAGAAGAAGTTTAGTATTAGCAAAGTCAAGAAGAAAAGGATTTAGTTTCAAAGCTGCTGCAGGATGTGTTTGGATTGTTGCATTTAATAATAATGCCAGGGTTGCTATTGTATCTGAACCTAGAAGTGATGACGATACAGATGCTGTTAAATGTGCTAAAAAGACTATTCCTATCATAGACCATTTATCTAATTATACTCCATTTGGTAGACCTGAATTAGGAGATCCTAAGAATAATGGTGGGTGGAAAAATGAAGTACCAAAAGTTACTAAAGATTATTTTTCTTTTACTTTAGGTTATTTTAATACTAAAACAAAAGAAAGAAGAGGTAGACAATCTACAATCTTTACGATGTCATTATCTAAAGATGATGCTGCTTCTGGTGAAGGTTTACATAGAATGTATTTTGAAGAAGCAGGTAAGATTGCTAACTTAGAAGCTGCATGGCAGTTTGCTAGAGAATCTATGAAAGCTGGTTCATTGTTTAGAGGTCTTGCTATTATATTTGGAACGGGTGGTTCTATGATTGCTAAGAGTGGAAGTGATGGAACATCGAAACCATTTAGTAGATTACATTATAGTCCTTCATCTTTTGATTTAGCTGAATATGATAATATATATGAATATAAAGAACAGAATAAGAAGTGTGGTTATTTTGTTTGTGATATGTGGTCTAACTTCGGAACACAGATAACTATTGATGGAATTAAGTATGAAGGTTTAGATAGAAACGGAAATGCTTTGTTCTGGGTAGCGGAGTTGTGTTTGAATAAGGAGAGAAGAGATAAACAACCACCTGCGTTAACATTAGATAGGTATAATCAGTTCCTCACACAACGTTGTAAAACGGCTTCTGAAGCGTTCTTAGTTACTCAAGGTAGTATTTTCCAAACTGCTGAACTTATCGCACGACAGAGCGAAATAAAAGTATCTAAGGCAGGTTTTGCAGGTAGAAGAACAAAGGGTGAATTAATTAGAATTGGAGAAAGGGTTGAATTTAAACCTGACGTTGATAATGTATTAGAGCCGATAACATCAATGGATTATCTTGCAAGTTCAAGAGAAGGGTGTTGTTTGTTATATGAGGCTCCAAAGAAGTTAGCAAATGGAACAATTCCAGATGACGCGTATTTGATTAGTTGTGACCCTATTGGTATCAATACTTCATCAGGTTCTTCGTTAGTTGGTGTAGTTGTATTTAAGACAGGTAAGTATGAGGAGTTAGGAATGGAAAGAATTGTGTTTACTTATTATGGGAGAAAGAAAGATGACCCTCAAAAATATATGCATCAGTTATTATTTAAATTGGCTGATTATTACAATGCAAAAATAACTTATGAAAATGACCGAGATGGTGGTATATTAGATTATGCTCAGAAAACCAATCAATTAATGAAGCTTTGTAGTGTTCCTGTGAGAACATTAAGTAAACATATTGCTGGTGGAGGTAAGACTGTATTAAGACAATTTGGCCATTCTTGCGCAACTGATAAGCATAAACATATTGCAGAAACATTAACTTATGAATTTTTGGGCAAGAAACACAATGATAAGACGTATATTGATGAACAAGGAAATAAAGTTAAAATTGATGGTCTAAGGAATATAGATTATTTAGACGATGAATTGTTAATTGAACAATTGATAATGTATAATCGAAGTGGAAACTATGACGCAGTTTCAACATTTTTTGGAATAATGTTTCAATACAATGAAAACTTTTCTGATTATGAACCAGTATATAAAACTAAAGACAACGAAGTAAGTAATCAATTATATGAGTTCTACTTAAATAGAGTTGGTACAACTGATCAAAAATATGCGTACCAAACAGAGAAACGTAAAAAACAATTATTAAAAAGGCATGAGAAATTTTCCCAACCAGAGGATTCCTACTAATAAAAAAGATAAACAATGGAGAGTAGATTGTGTTGATGCTCTAACTAATTATTCTAATCAATTCACAGATGATTGGGCTAGAATGAATGAGAATTACAATATTAAGAACTCCCAAATTACAATTGAAGATATACGTAAAATATGTCAAGGTTTAGGAGTGTCTAATGAAGAAACTGCTAAAAAATATGTTGAAGCTTATAATATTACGCATAATGTTATTGAAACTCAGAAAGGTGAAGAATTGAATAGACCTTGGAGTTTTACTATTATGAATAATAATCCAGATGAAATTAATAAATATTTGACACAGAAACAATTGGCATTTGATTCATATATTGATGAGTTGTTTAAAATGCAATTAGAATTTGTTGCTAAAGAGAATGCAATTAATGAACAAGTGGCGGCTGGACAATTAAATAATAAGCAAGCACAAAGACAATTGATGGAAGTGCAAAAGCAGAAACAACAACGTATAACTCAATTGCAGAATCCAAGCAAAATTGAAGCACAATTTTCCAGTAGAGAAACTATTAAAGAAAGAGCTTTAAAGAAAATAATGAGAGCAGTTGTTAGAAAACAGAAATTGAAATGGTTAAAGAATAACACATTTGAGGATGTTTTACTTGCAGCTAAAGAGTTTGTAGAAGTTAAACAAGTTAGTGAATTTGGATTACCTATTGTTAAACAGTTGGATCCATTGAATGTATTCTATCATAAGAGTCCTAATACTCCATTTGTGCATGATTCAGATTTTGCAGGTTATAGAGAATATATGACTATTGGTAAAATACTTGAAATTTATGGTGATGATTTAAATCCTGCTGATGTTAAGATGTTAGAACAACAGAATTTACATGGTGTCTATGGTACTGATCAACAGTTACATTCTAAAGAAGGTCACCACGCAAATGAATGGAATAGAATTAGAGATAGTGGCATGTACCCAAGTGGGTACGCTATTGAAGCTTTTGATTTGGCAATGAATGATAATAAATATATGCCAATGCCATATGGAAGTGGTGGTGGTAATATTTTTTCTAAAGGTTTACATGCTGATAAGAATAACTGGTTAAGAATGAACTATTGTACTGTTCATACTACATATTGGAAATCACAACGTAAAATTGGTGTACTTTCTTATTTAGATGAATATGGTGAAAATGCAATTACATTTGTTTCTGAGTTTTATCCACTTCCAGATAATGCTAAATTAGTTACAGATAGTGATACTTATTATGGAAAAGCTAAACCTAATTATGTGTGGGTTGATGAGAATGGAAATGAGAATAAATTAAGATGGATTTGGATTCCTGAAGTATGGACTGGTACTAAGATTAATGGTAATATTTATTGTAACATTAAACCTTTACAACATGCATATCAATCTTTGTTGGATCCTTTTGATGTAAAGTTACCTATTCATGGTTATATTTATAATTCAAGAAATGCTTATCCTGTATCAGTTATGGATAGAATGAAACCTTGGCAGAAATTATATTGGATTATAATGGCTAAGTTTTTGAAATTGATTCAGAAAGATAAGGGTGCAATTTCAACTGTTAATACAGCTTTTATTGATGAGAAGATTGGAGTTGAAAGAACATTAGAGTTGGCTGAAGATTCTGGCTACATGTTTTATAATCCTTTTAATAATACACAAGGCGCCAACATAATGAATACGTCTAAGTTTATTGAAATGGAAGACATGACTAATTCTAAAGTTGTTTCCTATTATTTAGAGCTTTTAGGTTTTATTGAAAATCATATCGTATCAGCAACAGGAATGAGTCCTCAAAGATTAGCTCAAACACAGAAAGGAACTAATGTTACTGATAATATGAAAGAAACTCAACATAGTATGAACATTA